GTCAGGAGTGAACTCCCGGGGTCCGGGGGCTTACTCCGGATTGGTCTGAGCGGATCCTCAAGGAAATTATTTATCTGTTCAAAAGCAAAATTTTTACAATAAAAAATGAATACAAATTATAATGAAGTCTGATAATCTCAAATAAAACTTTAATAAATAAAATAATTATTCTAATCACAAAGCAGCGGTCTTTGGTTAAGAACACCCTTTGTGGCCTTACGGCCCCTCTATATTTTTGTAGATCTTGAAAATTAAATTATAGAATGTAATGACTTATATAAAATTGACATCTTTATCAGATTTTGAGAAATGTCCAATGAAAATTGCAACCTTAAATGTATTGATCATGACCAGTGATTCGAGAGCTGCAAATTTTGCAATATCGGCTACGCCTCATATAAAAGCAAATGTTCCTCAATGATTGTGCTAAAAAAAAATTGGAGTCGATAAAGTAAGACAAACCGACAGACTAACAAACAGAAGAAATAACGCCAAATACAAATTAGAATAATAGAAAGCCTTAAAAATCTCGCATTGCTGCGCCGGTGGCGTTGCTTATTTTGTAGTCGGCGGCTGATTTTGCGGGTAGGCCGCGTAGACGGGCATATTTAAAAATTAAATAACTTTATAATAAACAGAAAAATTTATGTCAAGCAGCTGCAGAAGCGGCGCTTGCGGCGGCCTCTGATCCTCTTGTCTCGGCAGCATCTACTCCAGAATCTCTGAAGTAGCCTGCGCCAGCACCAGCGAAGTATTCGGTTGCTGACCTATTCCGTAAGTCGCGGCAGCTGATACAGAGATGCGGAGAGCACTATGACGAGGCGGATAGATCCACATCCGGATTCGAAGCAGTTGACGACTCTGTGGAACCACATTAGTTTGCTGCCACGGACGCGCAGTTCCAAGTCCTCGGGTAAGAGCAACACGGCAGTGTCCTCAAAAGCGGCTAGTTGTATAAGTGTTATGATCTTTTTTTAACGCATAATGAAAACCAAGTACAGTTTAGAATGATAGACAGCCTAAAACATCTCGCATTGCTGCGCCGGCAGAGTTGCTTATTTTGTAGTCGGCGGCTGATTTTGCGGGTAGGCCGCGCAGACGGGCATACTGGTGCTCGGCGGTTCCCAGGGCCTGCTGTGTATGATTGAGTACAGAGCGGAATGTTTCGAGTCCAGCAGCTGCAGAAGCGGCGCTTGCGGCGGCCTCTGATCCTCTTGTCTCGGCAGCATCTACTCCAGAATCTCTGAAGTAGACACTCTTACTGGTAAAGGTTATTCCTATTGGAATAGTAGTCGCAAGGCTGGAGAGATGGTTTTCTTCTGGTGTGATATTGCTGCTACGGAAACTGCCAAAAAGATTGTGACTAAGTATTGTAATCAGAATGATTGCTTTGCTTATCTGTTGGTTAATTCTAATGACCATACTGATGTTCATAATAATTTTGCCACTCTTGTTGCTGATGTTGGTGAGAATAATATTCTGAATGTGTCAGATTATCGTGATCTCATTAAGTCTGTCCCTAAAGCAAGAGGGTCTAAGGGTAGTAAAGGTAGCGTTAGCGATCAAGATATTTTCTTGATCTTTGGAGATCGTGAAAATACAGAGTCTCTCAATTATGATTATAATGATGCTACTTATATGCGTAGTCTTAGCAAGAGTAGGCTTGATGATCTAGAGGACGAAGATCAAATTGTGTATATCCCTATCCTTAGATACGCAGCCGCTACTACTGACTATCCATCGATTAGCAGTCTGTATACTGATAAGGACTTTCTTGAGAAACACAAGATATTTGATGATACAAATATTTATGGTATCAAGCAGAACGTGGTCAATCGTTTAATCAAGGAAGGGTACAACCTTGTGGATTTTAACACTTGGTTCAAGAGTCGCTTGAAGAAACTTAATGATACCAAGTTCAAGGATATCTACGAATTCAATAGTCTTGTTGAACAGTGTAAGACTGAATACAATTCAGATGATAAGATGAGTCATGGATATGGTCATGGCTATATTGATAGACAGTTCCTATTCCATATCCTCAATATGTTCGGGCTTGAATATAGCAAGTTTATCAATAATCAAAAGATTGTGTCCACTTTGGATAGTCTGATGATTTTGGAGTTCTTTGCTGATACTATTCATCGTAGTAATTTTGATCTTGCTAAGTTTAAGAAGGAAGAGTATTATGCTCATATGACTAAACTATTGAGTGATTTTGGAATCAATGGTTTGGATAGTGCAAAGATCAAAGACGCTAATATTGTATATAATCAGATCAATCGTATTATTGATCAGGTTTATGATACCGATAAGGTTTCACAATATAAGAGTGTCTTCAAGAAATCAGAATCTGATAAAGTGTATGTTGCTCCGAAAATGTCGGCTCTTAGAAAAACAATTAAAGCGGAACTTGACAACAATCCGATACTGAAGTATACTATGTGTGTTACGCCTGTCAGTGGCAACCTGAGAGAATTGAAAAACATTAATCCTCTCAAGCAGCATGACGGCAATAGAGGCTACTACTATCGTGACAACAATAGTTGGTCTAACTCTATTGATGATGTTGAGAGATTAAAGGTTCAATTTGGTCAAATGATTGGTTAATTTTCACAGGAAACAGGAGAAATAAAATGAGTGTTCCTTTTATGTGGGTTGATGGTAATCTTACGTTGGTTCTTAATAATAGAACCTATCAGGTTTTGCCGGATCATATTAACTACAAGATGATTCTTGAGGCGTTGCCAACCGCGACCGCTGATGAACTTCTTAATATTGTTGATGTAGAAAAGGCTGTGGCTACTTTTAGTGATGGTCTTGTTGAGATCAAGAATGGTCAAGTCACCTACGAGGGTGAGGTTGTTCATGGTAGTATCAGCAAGCGTATTCTGGAGTTTATGAGCAAGGGTCTACCTTTTCAGCCTCTTGTTAATTTCCTGAATAATCTGATGGAGAATCCCAGTATGCAGAGTCAAAAGGAACTCTATGATTTCCTTGAGCATGAGCATCTGCCTATTACTGAGGATGGTTGCTTTCTTGCTTATAAGGCAGTCAGAAGCGATTACAAGGATAAGTATCGTGGAGTATTTGATAATAGCGTTGGTAACATCTGCAAGATGACCAGAGCAAAGGTTGATGATGATCGTAGTCGAGGTTGTTCTGATGGACTTCATGCTGGTGCATTGAACTATGTTGCTGGTTATGGTAGTCTTGAGAGTGGCGACAAGATTGTGATCGTCAAAATTAATCCCAAGGACGTTGTGAGTGTTCCTAGTGATTGTAACTGTGAGAAACTTCGCACATGCGAATATCTTGTGGTTGGTGAATATCAAGGAGAACTTCTCAAGCCGTTGTATTCGGCAACATTCTCAGAGGATGAGTATGCTGGTTATGATGACGAGGATGAGGACTATGATATCCGTGATGATTACTGGGATCAGTTTGATGACGAAGATGAAGATGAGGATTATGAGGACGAGGATGATTACGACAACTCGTACCCTGGTTGATTAAAAGAATTAGTGGAGTCTGGGGACTAAGATAGTAGCCTCTGGTATCGAATGATACACACGCTATTTGAGAGGGTTCGATTCCCTCCCGCTATTTTATATTGCTAATGGTGGTAGAGGTTGCCACCCCAATATAGGTTCACAGAAGAAACAGGTAAGATAATGTTTAGCGATAATCTTGGTTTTAATCCGTTTGATAAGAATAACACCACATCTATTAAAAGTAGCGAAAAATTCTTGAATTCTTTTAAGCAAAATCATATTTTTGTTTATAACGGTAATCCTCGTAAGAAAATTAGTAGCATGAGTCATACTGATCGTCTTACAGAGGCTATTAATGCTAATAATACCAATGGATCAGACGTTTATTTCTATGTAAACGGTGGTCGCAAAATGTATGCGATTAATCAGTTTACTAGTTGTTTTTGCGATATGGATGCTGGTAGAGGCAGCGATGGAAAATACTTTAAACCTAGCGTTGTAATGAAAAAGAAGAAGGACTTTCTTGACGCTATTAATAACTTTCCAGTTAAGCCTAGTTGGGTAATTGATACTCGTAATGGTTATCAGTGTTACTGGATTTTTGATGAATCTAGTCGCCAAATCATTGGCAAGAACAAGACATATTGGAATGGTCTACAGAAGAAACTGGTAAATTACTTTGGTGGTGATCCGCGAGCGATTAAGCCTAATCAGATTTATCGTGTGCCTTATACTTGGTGGCGTAAAGGTTGGGAAGGCAAGGCTCCTTATTTTACCAGTATTCTGCCCGGATCAACAGGCAAACCAATTAATGTGTCTGATTTGCAGTCTGCTCTTACTGGTCAAACAACCAACATTGTTATTGATCCAACCAAGTGTAGTGATGAATGGTACAAGGGCTATGCCAAAGCGTATAAGCAGGCAGATACTAATAGTCTCCCAGTTTCACCCGATGTAGCAAAGGAAATCCTTATGAATCTATGTGGTCAGAAAAATACTCAGGAATCAGTTGAAGTAGATTTTGATCCTACTCCAATTAGTGTTACCTATAATAATTCTGTTAATGCACAAGCATTTAAGAACTATAGCAACACATACGATAAGGTTTATGGTGATCCAAACCCGGTTGTGCCTGGAGAAGTCACGCATGGCGGTTGTTTAAATCTCAGCGGTCAGCAGACCAAACTTTTAAAAACGGTCGTGGAGTACCTTAATCAAGCGTCCACAGCGTTGTATTTCAGCAACAATCGCTTTCTGAGTAGTTCGGCCAAAGACCTTGCTGCTCAACTTGGCGACCAATTTTGCATAGGCTAAAAAATGCACGAACCATATGACGAAGATGATGAATATGACGATCATCAATACGATTACGACAATCAAAATATGTGGTATTTCAAATTTGATATCAGTCAAAATCCTTCATTCTCTAAATGGGTTCAAGATATAGTCAAAAACATCATCAATCCTCTAGACAATTCTATAATGGATAGTTTAGATAAGGCTTGGGGTGTAGAAAATAAAAATGCGTATGTGTTTCCTGTGAATAGTTGGAATCCCAATACTGCGAACGATAAAAAGTTCCAGTATTTGGGATCCAATTATGCTGGTGAACCTATATGGAAAAGCAAATATTGGGCAATAAATCCGATTAATCAAGAATACAAGTCTCACCTACAATCACACGCAGCACATTTTATAAATCAACCAAAATATTACAAGGGATTATTCGACGTCTTAAATTAAGGAAAACATTATGTCAGAATCAGACTGGTTTGTTATATCAGATTTATCAGACTTTACAGACAAGGCTAGAGCAATAGTCTACAACAATTTCGGAACTTGGCAAAATGATTCTGAATTAGACATTCTAATAGATGATGTAAAAGATGAAGAAAAAGAAGAATTCGATAAGATGCTCTCTCATCAAGAATCATTGGTAATAATAAAAGAAAATGTTAAAATTCAAAAGAATAAACGAACTAAAAAAATCAGATACATTTTAAACGACAGTATCTTTGCTGATATAGTATATAAATTAAACGACAGAATGGTTAGTAATATTATCGGCAACTTAGTGCAAAAGGGTTTGGTTGAAACAGCATTTGATGATGAAGCAAACGACTTTGTTTTTTGGGTAAAAGAAGATGACAAAAACAGCGAAGAAAAGCCAGAAACCGATTGAGATTGATGCTCATTTTAAATATGGGTGTCCTAATACCGATTGTCATTACGATCACTGGCTATCTTTAAAAGAAACTCAAACAAAAGGTTTCAAAGTAGTCTGTGATTGTGGTTATGTTTTTAAACCAAAAAGAATATCGAAGATTAAAATAGTCTACGCAAATATTCAGTCAGTACCAAAAACAGAAAAGCCGCCAGAACCAGAGAAGGTTATAGAAAAACCTAAGATTCCAGTTGACTTCAAGAATACTTGTGTTAAACTATTGGTGAGTTATGGTTTTACAAAAGACGAGTCTGTGTCTTTGTGTGAAAAAGCGTTTGAGAAAAATCCAGTAACTAGTTCTGGATTATTGATTAAGTACATATTACAAAATTTGGAGGAATTAAATGTCAACAATTAAGCGACCAACATCTTTTGACAAAATTATTGGGCAGTCTGATGTGGTGAACCGTCTGAAAATCTCTACGATGGGCTGTAAAAAAAGTGGTAGCGTCCTACCCCATGTTTTAATTGACGGGCCTCCTGGCCTTGGTAAAACAACCATAGCGGGTGCTATAGCCACTGAGATGGACGTAAATCTATATACTGCCAATGCGGCCAATCTGCGAAGCGTTAAAAGTGTTCTACCATATTTGCTACGAATGACTAAACGATCCGTATTCTTTATAGACGAAATCCATCGTTTGCCAAAACTAGTGGAAGAATTTTTGTATCCAGTAATGGAAGATTTTAAGATCAACATTATTCTTGAAAAAGAACCAGAAGAAATAGAAATTCCAGCATTTACCCTGGTTGGTGCTACAACAAGTGGTGGTAGTCTTAGTCAGCCATTTTATGATCGTTTTCAGATTAAAGAGCATCTATCTTTTTATACTGATGATGAACTAGCCAAACTAGCAGGATTGAATTCTGGCGATATAGGATTAGTCATACCAGATGTAGACCTCTTAGAAATTGCTAAAAGAAGCAAAGGAACGCCACGAATTCTTAACGGTAGACTACAATGGTATAAGAATTACAAAATGTGTAATCAGGATGGTGCAACTATTGACGATATTTTTAATCTTCAAGGAATTGATGAATATGGCTTGGATGTGTATGATAGAATGTACTTGGATATTCTAAAAAAGAATAAGGGCAATCCTTTAGGTCTAAAGTCTATTAGTTCTCTAACAGGAATTGCTATTGAAACTATTGAAAATAGTATCGAACCATATCTAGTTAGAAAAGGTTTTGTGCATCGCACACAAAAAGGCAGAATCATAGGCCAAACATGGTAAAAATCATTTATTTAATTTTTGTATTAGGACTGCTGCTCACAGTAGCGTCTGCTAACGATGGGTTTATATTGTCTTCTATAGACGAAGGACGCAAATTATCTAATCTCACAAACAAACCACTGTTAGTAATATTCGGGTCAGATAATTGTCCGTTTTGCGTGTCTTTAAAACAAGACATTTTGGATCTTAAACTAAGTCCAGACATTGATAAGTATATTATTTGTTATATTGATCTAAAAGAATATCCAGAATTAAAAAATCAATATGATATATCTATGATACCAGATTCTAGGATCATAATTAATGATCAACAAAAATCAAAGCTCAAGGGATATGCCAAACAGAATTATATAAAATGGCTAAACAATGCTAGATAACAATATTGTCGTTATATTAATTGTTGTAATAGTTATTAATACATTTTTTACGGGCTATTTTTTAGGCAGATTCACTGGTCATAACGGTGTATCTAATGACAAGCCCAAATCATTTTTTAAACAACAAGATTCTAAAAAACAAGAAATAAGCGATATTTCCATAGATAACAAGAAGTTTGTTGTTGATATTAAAACAGAAGGATTGGAGAAAAAATACGATTCATTAGGAGATGTAAAAACCACAGAAGAAAACATCTCTAACTCTGTAAATAAACTTAAAAATCTAAAGAGGTAAGTTATGGCAAAGGGTTTAGACGTAGGTACAAGTTTTATAGTTTTATCACAAGAAAACAATGGCAATATTGAATATAAAGATTTTAGAGATGCCTTCTATGTGATCAAGCCGACCACCCCAGTTGCTACAAAGATGATCGAAAAAGGATTATCTGGTAAAACCTTTATCAAAGATAGCGATGGCTCTTTTATTATCTTGGGTAAAGACGCTATAGAAAAAGCAGTAGAACGAAACGATATAGCAAAACGCCCAATGTATAGGGGCGTTGTATCCGCTAAAGAAAAAGACGCCAAAAGAGTGTTGGCTTTTATCTTAAAAGAAGTAGTCGGAACATCTTCGGAGCCTGGAGAAAAATTAGTTTTCTGCGTTCCTGCTCAACCAGTAGACCAAGAAGATGAAGATTTTGATGTTGGTTATCATGAAGATGTTGTCAAAACTGTTTTAGCAGAATGTGGTTATGATGCTAGAGCAATTAACGAAGCCGAAGCATTATGTTATGCTGAATTAGAGAATGAAGATTATACTGGCATAGCCATAAGTTGTGGTGCTGGCATGACTAATGTTTGTGTAATGTTAAACGGCGAACCAACAGTAATCTTTAGTACCACAAAGTCAGGCGACTGGATTGATCGTATGAGTGCTGTAGCCACTGGAGAAACTGATAGTGTTGTTCAAGCAGAGAAAGAGGGTGGTGGTTTTAAAATTGGTGAACAGAACGACAATCCTGTTTTGGCAGCAGTCTCTGCATATTATGAGAGGCTAATTGATTATACTACTAAACAATTGTCTTTTGCTTTAGCTGGTCATAAATCTTTACCAAAATTTAAGAATCCTCTAAAAATTGTTGTTGCTGGCGGAACTTCACAAGCACAAGGATATATTGAGCTGTTTACTAAAAAGTTAACAGAGAATAACTTCCCGCTACCCGTTAAAGAAGTGGCTCATGCTGTTGATCCTTTGCACTCCGTATCTAAAGGATGCTTAATAGCATCTAAAGTTTTATGAGTAATTATCTAAATATAGATATTCCTACCTTTTTTTGTTTTTTAGATACCAATTTTTTCTATAATAAACCTCCAGACATTAATTCAGAAAGAATAGTAGTAGAAGTATTTAACTTTACTAGTATTCCACAAAGATGTGGATTATTTTCGATAATGACTGAATATGGTAGTCAACACGCAAGAGTACCTATTCATTATTTACGAGCAACAGAATCTGGTGGATCAAACTATCCACTAGATTGGATTCAGTTGTGGGATACTATTAGCTATTATGCTTCTGTTAAGATAGATCAATATACTAAAAATAGAGCAGCAAATATTTTTCTTAAAGACAAAACCTTACACAAAGCAAAGTATCTGTTTACTATAGACTGGTGTTTGGGTCCACAATATCAAAATGGTTACGGAGAGATGTCTGCTGGTCATAAATGTGGACATTTCTTTCAGGGGTCTGGTGGGCAATATTTTTTGCAACCCAATAATAGGGTTCTTTGGATGGATGGCGGCAGTTTTATTGCTAAAAAATTTGACAAAAAACCGGACTGGGAAGTATTTAGTTTAGAATTTAGTTGTGAGAATACTGGTAGTAGATGGGTGAGCGAAAGTGAAGAAGAATTATATTTTTACGAATTCAAAGAACAAAAATAATGTTTGGCTTTAGAAAGTATATTAGATATGCTTATAGATCTCCTAAATGGAGTGCTGTAAGAAAACAACATCTTGATAGTCAGCCAGTTTGTGCGGCCTGTGGAAGAAATAAAAAACTAGAAGTTCATCATATAGAACCAGTACATTTAAATCCAGAAAGAGAGTTAGATCCTACTAATCTAATTACTCTGTGTGATAATCCTTGTCATTTTGTGTTTGGCCACTTATTTGATTATAAGAGCTGGAATAAAGCGGCTATAAAAGATTGTGAAGTGTATTTAAATAAGGTAAAAAATAAGCCTCATAAATAATAGGTGCCTTATGAATAAGCTAGCTTATGGACTATTCTTATCTTTTTTAACCATTCTATCTCCTACGCACGGAGGTACAATAGACCCCTATACTCCTGACGCTAGATACATACAATATGCTAAAGATTTTCATTATGTTGGTAAATTATGTGGAACATATGCAGACGGCACAAGATTTTGTGCATCGGCGGTAGCAATAGATGACCACCACATATTAACAGCGGCACACGTTGTTAAAGGTAGTAATAGTTGTTTAGTAATTTTTAAAAATAAAGAATTTTGTGTGACAAATGTTGTTATACATAAAGATTTTGAAAGTAAGTTTGGTGTTGCAGATATTGCGATAGGATATTCTAAAGAGTCATTCGGTCTTAAATTCTATCCAACCCTTTATTCCGAAACAGACGAAATTGGAAAAATATGCTCTATCTCGGGATATGGAATCACTGGCACATTTAAAACAGGATCTATAAAAAGCGACGACCAAAAACGTGCCGGATCTAATGTCATAGAGCGAATAGAAGATGATATGCTTATATGTAATCCATCATTTCCTAAAGATCCAAGAAGAACAAGCTTAGAGTTTATGATTGCTAGTGGAGATAGTGGTGGTGGGCTATTTATCGGAAACTCATTAGCAGGCATAAATTCGTGTGTAATGGCCATTGACAGAACTCCTCAAAGCAAATATAATGAGGAGTCTGGTCATACCAGAATTCAAAAATTTATACCGTGGATAAAAGAGAATAAACAAAAATAATTAGCAGAAATGAATAATTCCAACGATTTCGATAGAAAGTCTTTTCGTAAAGAACAACTAAACTTTAAGAAAAAAAAATCTAGATGGCCAAACGAAATAAATGACGAAAAAAAAGTAGCTAAATTTCATAAGACAGATCTAAAAAGAAAACTACAAGAACTGGAAGAAGAAGAAAAATGGGAAGACTGGGAGAATTATAATTGAAATATTTAGAGGAACTACAAAACGGTGAAGCTTTTTATGCAGACGAATCGCACTGGTTGGTTACCGCAGACTTTAAAAATAGTGGTAAAAGATTGTGCTATAGTCTTAGAGACGGGTATGCTAAATGGTTCGATGGTAATACTATCATAAATCTCAGCCCGATTTATTCTCTAGATAAAGACAATAATATAATTCCTATTAGAGAATACAAAAATGAGAATAATAAACTTTCTTAAAGCTTTATTTTGGCATATCTATAGCGGTTCGCCAAAATCTTCAAAAGCACTTATCATGCAAAGATATGGGGTTTGTTGTGGTTGTGAATTTTTTGACGATGAAAAATCACAATGTCTACAGTGTGGATGCAACATAAATACCAAAGAAATATTCATGAATAAATTGGCCTGGGCAGATCAAAAATGCCCCCTCAACAAGTGGTAAAAGACTATTTAAATGTTAAAGGTAATTAGTTTTAGTCTTTGGGGCAACAATCCTAAGTATACCGTTGGTGCTATTCGCAATGCTGAATTGGCTCTAAACATATATCCAGACTGGAAATGTAAATTTTTTATTGGAAAATGCGTACCAAAATCTATTATAGAACAACTATATTCTTATCCCAATACTCTTTTTAGCCTAAAGCCAACTATTGGTGATTGGACCAGTATGTTTTGGAGATTTGAAACATCGTATGATACAAACATCGACATATCGATTTTTAGAGATACAGACTCTAGAATTAATATGAGAGAAAGATATGCTGTTGAGGATTGGTTAGACACAGATAAAACCTTTCATATTATGAGAGATCATCCACATCACGGATTCCCTATACTTGGAGGCATGTGGCTGGTAAATCCACTCTGATGCACTGCATGGCGGGGCTTGACGAGATGACCAAAGGTTCGGTCAACATCGGCGATGTCGATATCGCTGACCTCAACGACAAAGAGCTCACCCGCTTGCGGCGCGACAAAATTGGATTCGTCTTTCAGTCATTC